GGTTCCAGCAATTTTAAACTCTAGTTCTGTACCCTCTGGCCAAATCTCTTCACCATTCTTCTTGCGCATGTCAAGCATACACTCAACTTCTTTGATGATTTCAGGTGTGATTTTCATTGAATCCAGTCAGGTTTACGGCTAGGGATACGGAGATAGTTGTCCTTCACCCATGGTTTAGATGCGATGTATTGCTTGTAAGCAGTGAAAGTATCAATGCTGGTATCATGTTTCCACTCTACAGGCATGGCACGAGCGAATGGTGTGGGTTCCTTACCAGACCTACCAGCAGGGTCAGCGTAAGGGAAGATAGACTTGGCATACACAATCGTTTTGAGGCAACTGTGAATCTTCTGATAGCGCTCAGAATACTCATTACACAAGGCAAGACCATGCTGGATCAACCAGTGCCAGTTGAGAACAAAATCACCAGCCCAGATAGTGCAAGGGTGGTTACGAAACGCACCCTTCTCTGTGCTGTATGGCGTTCCATCGAGTCTAGGCAAAGTACCGAACCCATGACCCCACTTCTCAGATGCCACAATAGCAAGCATCTGACAGGTCTCTAGAGGCATCTTGACGATGTGTTTGTCAGGCAAGACCCGAGCACACTTCCATGGGTCTGGATCCGTCACAAAGATGTTCATTAGTCGAAACAGAACTCGATTAGTTTTTCACCGACAGCTTGTGGTCTGTCTTCATAGGATTGTGCCTCAAGTTCATTGTCAGTTGTCCAATCGTCTGACACAGAACCAGGGTGATAGTCATTTTTGCAGAACTGTGCTGCATGGAGCGCTTCATGATCTACAGTTCGATTAATCTCGATAGCAGACCTAGGACCAGGCATGTGTTTTTTGATCGCATCTGTGCAGATGATGACCTCAATAAATTGAGTGCTGGGTGTAGATAAAGTAAATCCAGCATAGTTATTCTTACGAATTCTGCACAGAGGTGCATTTTCAACAACCTCAATCCCTGCTACCTCAAGGAGAGCAAGGATTGTTTCTCGTTCAGGAGTTAGGTATGGCTCCATCACTCCTCAAATTCAAAATCAGGTTCGAGAGCGATGTAGTAGCGCACTGCACCACCACAGGTGGACCACTTGGAGAGCAGTTTGCGACTGATCTGGACATTGTAGTCACCGTTGATCAGTTTGATATTCTCCAGTTTGAAGTTGAAAGTAAAAGTCTTGTCAGTTTCAGCAACAGTAAAACCAAAGTCGTTGGAACTATCGGTCTTGCGGTCATGGATCTTGATCACGACCTTCTCACCATCACCAACAATAGACAGATCAGGCAGATTCAGAATAGCAGCCGACTGCTTCAGTTTGGTAAGTTGATGCTGAGAGATACGGAAGTCCACATCCTCAGTGGGGAGAGTAAGGTTCTTGTCAGGTGGTGACACGATGACAGAGGGATCAGCAAAGAAGTAGTTTGTCTTGTTCTTGCCATCAGAGATGGTCACAAACTTCTCATTGTTGAACTTGAGTTCACTGTCTTCGATACCGTGAACCACACGAACCAGACTCAGGAACTGACTCAGATCATAGATGGCAAAGTCATTGGAGAAATCTTCATCTACGTCAGCCTCTGCAAGGATGTTCTTCATCACAGAGATGGTGCGCAGTTTGTTACCACTCTTGACAGCGATAGACTGATTAATGCCGGAGAAGTTTTCCAGAATTTTGAATGTGGTTTCAGAAAGTTTCATAACCGGTTGCATCAGATTTAGTTTCCTTTTGGGTGAAGTGGTACAGGAGAATGGCGTAGTGGATAATCTTCTTGATATCCATCTTAGCGGCGCCTTTTTTATCGTAGCGTGATGCGTACTTGAGGATATTGGACCTACAGAAAGCAGCCGCATCACCAACAGACTCTATCAGATCAAGAGTCTGAATGCCACTTCCAGAATTATAATGGGAACGGTAAGTGTTGGAAATATAATCCATCACCTCCTCCATTACTTTGTCTTCGTTAAATTTGTAATAATCGTTTTTTGAGGGATTGTTCATTAGTTCATCAATACCGACCAGGTTGAACTGCGAAGTATCGTCAGAGGAAAGTGGAGTATATTCATACCCACCCATCTTTTCGACCCATTCAGCATCTTCCATGAGTGCATCATATAGCATAGACCATGAATTCATTCTATCACTCCTCACCCAACAAGTCAACCTCGTTGTCAACCTTATCATACAGATCAACAAAGGCAAGTTTGGTGTCATCATCAAAGCGATTCAGGCAAGTGCGAATTGCTTTGAGTTTGTCGCCAAAGATAGAATATGCACGGACAATATGAACCAGGCGGCGGGTTGAGATAACCTCATCCACTCCACCATCAAAGAAAGTTTTGCGAATTAACTGAGCCCAATCAGCAAGGTTCTTGCAGAATGCCTCATCATCACAGATACGGTTGAGGATCTTGATCTCAGTGGCAGGGTTAGGATACTCTTGCTCAAGAGTGATAGCAAAGCGCTCCAAGAATGCCTCATTGAGCACATTGGTACCAATGAAGCGGCCGTCATCAGAACCTTTGCCTTTGGTGTTTGCAGTGGCAAAGATCTGGAACCCAGGAGCAGGTTTGACATAGCGTCCAATCTTCTTCAGGAAGACACCCTTACCCTCCAGGATGGATTGCAGACACAGGATCTTGTTAGATGCCAGGTCAATCTCATCTAGAAGCAGCACAGCTCCGCGTTCCAGAGCCTCGATGACTGGGCCATTATGCCAAACAGTATTACCATCAACAAGACGGAACCCACCAATAAGATCATCCTCGTCCGTTTCAATAGTGATGTTAACGCGGATCAACTCCTTATTTAGAGCTGCACATGCTTGCTCAACGCCAAATGTTTTACCGTTTCCTGACAGACCAGAAATGAAAGTCGGATAGAAAATACCAGACTGGATGATCTTCTTAACATCAGCAAAGTTGCCGAAGGAAACAAAGTTGGGATCTTTGTCAGGGATCATGCAGACTTTCTCTACGGCAGGAACAGCAGCAGGTGCTTCGTAGGTTTGCTCAAGACGCTCAGTGATAGTCAGATCCCACTTACCACGCTTGACTTTGTACTGCTCAAGGTGTTTGGTAACGGTAGGATAGCTGATATCATTCTGAGCACAATATGCTTTTACATCTGCGGCAGTGATTTTGTCTCCATGCAGGTCACGGAGCGATTCAACGATGGAAGAAGCAGACACTCGCGGGGACATTGAAACCTCTTTGACTATGTAGTCATTATACTACGAAAAAAGCGCCCTAGGTGGGCGCTGAGGACAGTTTGGGAACTGGTTAGGCAATGACTGATACAAATTTGGAGAGGATTTTCTTGTTTGTCTTCTTTCCGCCATATGATTTCTTGAAAGATGCAAGGATCTGAGCCTTGGTTGCATTCTCCACAGGATCAAACTCTTTCGATACTTCCAAAGCATTAGAACTAATACCAATCATCTCAGCATATCCACAGACATCAGAGAAAGAGATTGACTTGTTCTTGGTCCATACCTTCATGGCTTCCGCACTATCAGGTTTCTGCATACGGCGAACCCAAGTGCGGAACTCACGATTAGGAAGGATACGGAATCCAATCAGATTCATGCCAAGGAAGCAGTCTGAGAGGTTCTTCAGGAAGACTCCAGTGACGTTGTAGAACTCCATTGGGATAGGATAGGTGGTTCCACTCTTACGACAGCGCAGGATGGTGTTGTTGTGGATAGAACGGGTGCCCATGTATTCCTCTTGATCACCATAGCGGCGCTTGACCTTGACCAGGCGGGTGGAGTTACATGCTTCACCATCAGTCAGAATGACAGTATGCATCTTCTCAATCTTATTGCGACTCATGAAGTCAGGAATGATACTATGCAGACTTGCGATGGCCTCATTCAAAGGAGTTCCTGAAAGAGAAGCGCGTGGTGGGAGAGTGAAAGGAGTATTGTAATAGGTATTGTAGACAGCGATTGCCTTACCAATACGGAACATATTCTTGATATGATTATCGAATTCTTTTGTCTTGGTTGTAGAAGACAAAATATTCATCATGGAGAAGTTTTCCGAGATATTCAGATATCCTTCTTGTTCTGGGAAATGCTTTGTAGGCAGAGGATTCCAAGTTTCTGATACGCGATCGAAGTGACGTGCCTGCCACTCATTGGTGAAAGCATAAACTTCAAAGGGAATACTAACTTTCTTGCAGAACCAAACCAGGTTGAAGAGTTGCTTTAGAGTGGACATCATCTGATCATGCATTGAACCAGACCAGTCCAACACAAAGATAAGACCATGATTCTTGCCATCAGGTGTGATGGTTACACGCTTGAACAGATCATCCTGATACTTGTAAGTATGGAGTTTGGTGGTATCAAGAACACCACTCTTGGATGTACCAGTGCGAGCATAAGCACTTGCTGCTTTCTTGCACTCAAACTCTTTGACCAGATAGTTTACTTCTCTCTGCGCGTCACGCTTATAACGCTGAAAGTCTTTATCAGTTTCATAGAACTGTTCTTCTTCTGTGTATCCTCTGATCTCTCCTTCTTTGCGCCAGAAGTCTTCAATGTAATCATGAAATTCACTAGCTTTGACGACAAGTGATTTAAGATCGCACTTAGGGATTTCAATATACGATGGATCACCTGAAAGACTATTTTCAGATAGTTTCTTGATAGCATCTTCGAGATTATCAGCAGTGCGTACATCCAAGGAATCACCAGCATCTGTGCCACCTCCTTCATCATTAGGTCGTTCGTTTGTTTGTTCGGTGCTCTCCTCCTCACTTTGCTCATCGCTAGGAGACTCACCATCACCCTGGTCAAAACTCTCAGTCGTTTGCTGAGAGGAATTACCTTCACTCTGTTGTTGATTGGTAGGTTCTTTTTCTTTCTTCTTTTTCTTTTCTTGATTATCCTTAGCATACTGCCACATGGCATATGCAGCCTCTACTGCCTCATCAAAGGTCTCTGCCTTATCGACGGCATCAACAATCTCTTGCTCTCCCTCAGTGAAAGAGATACTGAGATATGCGCCAATCTTGAAGTAGAGATTCACACGGTCGGCAAAACCCATCTCATTAGGATCACTGTCTCCGATACCAAAGAAGTCAATCTCCTGTAGTGTCTGGTATCCACGATAGAAGGTCTTAGGGAGACCAGCATAGCGGCGCTTCATCAACTTCTCAATACGAGCATCCTCAGTTACATTGATGTACTGATGAGGAACCTTGATCTTAGGATCTTCGTTTGGAGTGAACAGAGCGTGTCCAACCTCATGAGCCACCAGCATATCATAGGTGAACTCATCTGCCTTCTGCCACAGTGGCAGAGTCAGGACACGGCGATTGACATCAAAGGAAGCGGTATCACATTTCTTGTGCTCAACGATCAGGTCCTCAGTTGCCAGGAGTTTGGCGAGATTCCCCTTTACAGCGTGGTTGACCATGCGTCTCTGTCTTGTATGAACCCATTATACGACGAAACCCACCCTTGCGGGTGGGCCTTGAACCAGTTTGCAAACTGTCTTAACTTAGCACCGTTCTACAGATCCTCTTGCACTCTTGAGAGTTTTCCTCACATTCAGTGAGGCATTGGAAATATTCGTTTAACTGATCGTTGTCGGTTGCTGAGTCTGGACTATCGTCTAACCTCCAGGAAGCTAATTGATTGAATGAAAATAAGTTATGTGACATTTAATTCCTCTAATTCGACAAAACATGCTATAGGGAATTAGGGTTCATCTCATCCTCCAGTATTCTGTACTATATAGTCAACTTTGTGTTAATTCACTAACATTTGCAACTTTTGTAATCAAACTTGATCTTGCTTAACTAATCTTGAGAAAGATCCTTGCTTTTCAAATTCTAGGATCCCAGAAAACTTATCATGGAGTTCATTGTTGTGAGAGATCACAAAGACATTTGCGTTCTTGATAATGTATCTGACGATCTTGAGAAACTCTGTGGTTCCGTTTCCATCAAGAGAACTATCAAATACTTCATCCATAATCAGGAGATTTGTATTGACACTATTTCTAACCTTAGCAACTTCACGCCAAGTAAAAAGCAGAGCCAAATCAATTCTCATCTTCTCTCCTTCAGAGAAAGAGGCATATGAAAATTTTTCATGAATAGGTGACTGTACGGTCTCATTGAATTCATCATCAAGTTTGAAGTTGATAAAGAACTCCATCATGGAGAGATACTTATTCACCTTTTGGTTTATTAGGGGAAGATACTTCTTGACAATCTGTCGTTTTACACCACCATCCTTTAAAAGAGAGTATGCAAAATCACTGTATTGCAGGTTGCTTCTTTCCTCAGACAAACTCTTATAACTTAAATCTAACTCTGCTTTGTATGATTCTAACTTGTCATACTCAGAATTTCTGTTTTTGAACTGTTTGGTAACTCTTTGAATTTCCGATTCCAGCGTTTGTCTGGATCGATCC